AGGAACACTATTGGGGTCGTTATCGCCAAGGGCTTGAGGAGCCCGGACCGCGACGGTAATTGTGGTCGCCCGGTTGGGCTTAACACATCTGAGCGTGACGACATTTTGCGGCCGGCTGGTCAGCAGCGCGCCACCGGTCCCGCGTAACACCATGCATTTGCGAACAGCCTTCGTCACCTCTCCTAATAGTGTGCTGAAGGTTCAGCAGAGGCCGAGGGCCGGAGGGGTCATGGCATGCTGGTAATGTTCGACATCACCGACCCGAAGAGTACGCACCATGACCAAGGCTGAGGATAAAAGGGGAAGTTATCGACCTCGAAGGACTGTTCGCGCTGTGAGGATTTCGTGCTTGGCGCAGACGAAGCGCTGGTCCAGGCCGCCGAAGGCGGTGCTTAGACCCGAGTTGGTCCTCCAAGAATCTATCAACCGTCGTATTTCTTGCGTTCGGCAAGGTATATGTCGAGCAGGCTCGGGGTTTTCTCTGCTTCAGGCGTCGTCGGCGCGTGTCCGGCGATTTGCTCAAGCGTCTCGCCGGCCGCCTGGCGGCGCATGACCTCGTATTGCGCCCAGCCCTTCATTTGTGGATTGAGCTTTTCAAGAGCGCCACTACAGGCGTCGGCCTCGTCGTCATGCGCTAGATCAGGGAACCCTTCGAGCACGCGGAAAAGGTCTTCGTTCCAAGGACCACGCAGGATCTTCACATTGCCGGCGCGGCACTGCGAACTGAAAGGACCAAACCTTGTGAGCTTGTCGCCGCTCTCCGGGGCCGGCGTTACGGTGTAGCCACTGAGCGCGCGCACCAGGTGAAGTGCTTGGCTCTTACCGGCCTGTCCCGGATCCTGGCCAAAACCGATCCCCACCCGCCTGCCATCCCGAACCGCGGTTTCGATCAGGAGTCTCTCGACATCACCAGGGTTCGCCCGGGCGCGCACCACATCGAGCAGCCAGTATCCACGCTTGTCATCGCGGCCGAGCTTGACGCCGACGGTCCAATCCGGGTCATTAAGCTCGGTCTTCTCGGTGGCCGCGAGATCCCAATAGCGCACGACCTCCAGATCCGCCGGGACCTGATCGACGACGGCACACCACTCCCGCTTAAAATACAGCCCGGCCGCCGGCCGGATTTTCCAGTTGCCGCCGAGCAACCGCTCGCGCTCGAGCAGTGGCAGCGACAGTAACCAGGTGAGGTATTCCGGGTTGACCCGCAGCAGCGCCGGGTTGTCGGACACCTTGGCCGGGATAAAGGTGACACTAATCGGGCGCAGCGGGTCGGCGCCGGGCGGCAGATCTTGCCGACGTGTCATCTGGTGCATCAACTCTTCCGGTCGATCGGCCCACAGGGCCTTTTCTGCGACGCGAATGAAATAGCGCAAAACACCGGCACGCTCCGGGATCGGAAGCCCGGTCTCCTGGTCGATCCACCAGGCCAGGAAGTCGGCGACCCAGCTGTCGGCATCGGGGTTGCAGGTCGCGCGGATGTACGGCCGGACACCACAGGTCGAGCGATTGCGGCTCAGTAAATAGTAGAATTGATGTGCGGTGAAATGGGTTAGCTCGTCGAAGCAGATCAGCGCGATCTGAGCGCCCTGCCAGTGATAGACTGTGCTGTCCAACTGGAGATGGGAAAATTTGATTTTTGCCGCCTCGTAGCCAGCGCCATTCCTGGGCGCGGTGGTGCGGAATGCCACCGAACCGCGGATAGAAGTTCAGGCTCTCGTCCCACAATCCGCCGGGATTGGTGATCTCGGGCGTCGTGCGGCGGAAGAACACCGCAGTAAACCCCGGCACCTGGCTGATATAGCGCAGCGGCTCCAGGATCAGCCCGACGGTTTTCCCGCCACCCGCCGCACCGCCATATATGCAGATATCGGCGGGGGTTCGCAGGAACTCGGTCTGCGGTCCGGGTAGCGGCGAAATTGTGGCACAAAGTGACGACAACATTTCACGCGCCGTTCGTCGATCCATTAAGCCGATCAAGACCGTCATCGGGCCAAACGGCCGCGATGCCTTCACTCGGCACCAATCTGCCCTTATCGCCAGGGGAGCTGATCGACGGGATCATCGGGGCTACCGCTGCCGCCGTTTTCTGGCGAAGAACTGCTGTTGCGCATCGCGTAGCGCCGCGGTCAGCTCGTGATCTCGACAGTTGTCGGGCAGCAACAAGATCTCGGAATGCATCTCGCCGTTCGCAGCTGGAGCAGCCTCGTCCGTCGCGGTCCGCTCGCGCCAACCCGCCCGCGTTTTCAGAATAAAGATCTGGGCCGTCACATTGCCCGCCTTGGCATTAGCGAATAGATAGCCGGCGACTGTCGCAATAGCCTCGGCAGTACCACGATCGAGGTCGTCACGACACCGCTTGCGCAGCGTCTTCGGCGCGCACCCGATGATCCTGGCGATGTCGTCCTGCCGAACGCCGACCCCGGCCAAATGGCGCACCTGTTCGCGCACCTTCTCATTGACGACAAACGCTCTTCTAGCCATTGCCGGATCTCGACTGATCTTGCTCCTGACGGCCGGCGCGCTCGTCGAACGACTGACCCGAGGCTTGATGCATCGCCGTGCGTCCGGTAAAGGCTTGCCAGCGCCGCACGATGACATCGACGTAGGCGGGGTTGAGCTCGAGGCCGTAACAGACGCGGCCGGTCATTTCGGCGGCAATAACGCTCGTGCCCGACCCGAGAAAGGGATCGTACACCGCCTCGCCGGGCCGGCTGTTGTTGACCACTGGGCGGCGCATACACTCCACCGGCTTTTGCGTGCCATGCCCCCAGCTGTGCTCCCGCTGTCGATTGCCGAAAGGATTGTTGTTGCTGCACTCCCAAAGCGTCGTCTGGGTGCGGTCGCCTTGCCAGTTGCTGGACGTGCCCTCGCGAATGGCGTACCAGCAGCATTCGTGCTTCCAGTGATAGTCGCCGCGGCTCAACGCGAAATGTTGCTTCGCCCAGACGATTTGAGCGCGCAACAGCAGCCCGCAAGCCGCCAAACCGGTGGCGACGATTTCACCGTGCATCGCCGCGTACCAGACATAAGCGACATCTCCCGGGAATAACGCATACGCCTGCCGCCAGTCAGCGCGATCGTCGTTGAGCACCTTCCCCAGCGCGAGCTTGCCGGCGCCACGGCCGTGGCGTGCTCGCCAGGACGGGTCGTAGCCGACCCCATAGGGCGGATCGGTGACCATCAAGTGCGGTTGCGATCCCGCCAGCACCAGCTCGACATCTGCTGCGCTGGTACTGTCGCCACAGCCAATCCGGTGGTCGCCCAAGATCCACACGTCGCCGGGCCGACTGACGGGTTGATCGAGAGCGTCCGGGACGCTGTCAGGATCGGTGAGACCGCTCGACCCCAAGCCGGCCAGTATCTCTTGCAGCCGGTCCGGCTCAAAGCCAATAAGGTCGAGATCGAAGCCAGTGGCCCCAAGCTCCTCGAGCTCGCAGTGGAGTAGCTCGAAGTCCCAAGTCGCGCGTGCTGCCAACTGATTGTCGGCCACCCGATAGGCACGCTTCTCCTCCTCGCTCCACCCACGCGCGACAATCACTGGGATGGAATCGAGCCCCAGCCTTATCGCCGCAAGGACACACGCCTGGCCGGCGATCACCCCACCCTCCTCGTCGACCAGCACCGGTCTCGCCCACCCAAACTTGTCGATGGACGCTTCAAGTTTTTTGACATCGACGTCGGTATGAACTCGAGGGTTATTTGCGTAAGGATTTAACTGCTCGATCGGCCAGCGTTCGACCTGGTCGGCTGGCCATGGACGCCGCGGGCTCCTGCCCGCCTGCTCTGATTGTATGGACGACGACGCCACCTCCGTATTGATGCCTTTTCGGCACGGGAGGATTTGCGCCCGTCTCGGTCTGTGAAACAGACTAGATGATTTTACTGACCGAAGGTTTTACTTTCGGAGGTTTCACGACCCGTCAACGCCTTCTCGGACCGTGCTTGCCGCGCCCCCTCTTATAGGTGGGATCCAAGTCGGCCCACGCCTTCTTGAACGCTTCAGGGTAGGCGTTGGGTACCTCAGCCATGCACCGCTGCTCCGCGTCGGGTTTAGTGAGCGGCGCCTGAGGGGGTGAGATCTTCCGCAAATGCCGCAGGATCGCCACGGAAGCAGCGGCTGTTTTTCTGTTTCGTCCGGGCCATATGCCAATCACATCTGCGCGCGAGAACTGGGGCGATCTCCAAACCAAAACATCGCGCGATCGCGACCATAATCCCACCGACGCCCCCCGAAGATTCGGGTGAAGCCGGAAGGTCAGGTCGTTCAGTTCGGTCGGCGGGACCGGGTCTTGCTCATCGCGGCCCTCGTGGCATCTGACGGCAGTCATCTGAACACGACGGCTCCGTACTTTCCGGAGTAGATCATCGAGGGCCTTATGAGGCCCCGTAATGATAACCTCGTCAGTGTGGGAGGATTTGCTAGTTCCTTGGGGCTCGGCAACCCCGCTATTAGCGTTATGGTTTGTTCCTCGCATGATCAGGAGCGAGCTTGGCTCCAGTTTCGGCTTTGCGTCAAACATGACCACAGCCATCTGCTCTTCCTCATCCATGTCCTCCATCGCCGCGACCCGTTTATCGTCGCGTGTACAAATCCACCTGACGGTTTCGAGAAGGTTCCAATAACTCTTTTGGTCTGCGACAGTCGTCATGCCAACTACTCTGATGACGAACGAAACGCATGCTCGTCACACTACAAATCCTACATACGCGTAAGAGCGGCAATATACCGCAACATATAAGAATCGACAAGACTGCCCGCAGCACGGCAAATTCGAGCTGTGATCAAACCGTGATTCGGCAACATTATCAAAGCCTTCAGCGGAGAATAAGCGGCCCGGCGCCGCCTGGAGCAGTAGCGTGACCTCCTCGACGCTAAGTACGGCCGGCAACCGGCGTGGTTCGCACGATCGTGAGCCGCCGCGCGTGTTGTGCGGCGGATTGAGGGCGCCGATCAGTGAGGCGGGTTGACCGATAGACGACCGAATCCAAGTTTGATCGCATCCACACTTTCGAGCACCGCCCGAGCCAAGCAGTATTGAGCAAAATTGCGAGGTGACAATCAAAGAGGGTATGTTGAACGAGACCAGCCTAGAATTGGTAGTGGACAAGAGCGCCGCTATCGCGGTAAATTCGTAGACATGCCTTGACCCTCCAAGTAGCTGAATAAGATCAAGTTTTTAGCTGGATAAGCGGATAGCTGAGGTGGACCCCGATCGTGGGACAGCCGGAGCCGCTTGTTAAGGTGTAGCCCCGCGGATGGTGCTGTCGCGAAATGGGTTGGAATTTGATGGCGCGGTCTCCGGCAGGATGAGGATACGGGGTCAGGCAGCCAGGTCAATTGGCTTGGCTGCGA